TGCAAGAGACAGAGCAGTGGTAGCAGTTAATCATGCTAAATGGCAAGCGGCCACTGCATATTGTAAAATGCAAGGTTTTTCCTTTCGCGTAATTACAGAAGATGATCTTTTTAGAAATGGGTCACGAAAGTAACTAAATACTTTTATGAACAAAAAATTAGAAGAACTTTTTGAACTCCCGCAAGATGAAATAGACAACTTGGCAAAACCAACCCCAGAAAACGCTCAGGAAATAACTACTGAGGCATTAGATAGTCTATCAAAAATAGAACAAGCATTGCCACAAGTACGTGGATTAGAAGCCGCAGATGATGAGATGGATAGTCTTGCTACATTAGCACAAGACAGCTATAAAGATTTAATGGATTTGGGTATGCAAGTGGATAGCAGATATGCTAGTGAGATATTCAATGTTGCTGGAACTATGCTAGGACATGCTATTACTGCAAAAACTGCTAAACTAAATAAAAAGCTAAAGATGATTGATTTGCAATTGAAAAAAGCACAATTAGATCAAAAAGAAGCAAATAGGGACAAAGAGATTGAAGCTACTCCAATAGGAGAAGGAAGAGAACTTGATAGAAACGAGTTGCTTAAGATGTTGGCAGCAAAATCCACTTAAAAAGATAAATAATATATACAGGAATAAAAACATGCGAAGCCTTAAACATTTCATTGTTGAAAGTATACATACTTACAAGTATACTATCAAAATTGCCGGCACCATTGACAAAAACTTTATAGACATGTTTAAGTACAATCTAAAAAAGTTTGACCCAGTGGAAATTGGTGAACCAAAAAGTACTCCAATACAGAAATCACCATATGGTTTTCCTAACTTAGAGAACGAAAGTGTTACATTGATTAAAGTTGAGTTTAGATACCCAGCTACAGAACCAATGGTGCAACAACTTGCTCAGTTATGCGGATACAATGTTAACATGGTGCGTATGATATCAACTGCTTTTGATGATAGTATTGATAGTGAACAGGCGGGATATCAAAATGAAATGAGTCATAGCCCATTGCTTGATAAAGAAGAAATGGGTGAGCAGCCTGATGCCAAAGCAGCAAGCAAGGCGTACGGGGATTCATATTTACAATCAATCAAAGATCAAGCTAAAGAGTCTAAGATTGATATTCCATATGCAGGGACAAGAACAAAAGATGCGTTTGACCCGTTCAAGCCATATTTAGATGATAAGAAGATGGGGGACAAGAGCCCAATGAGTACTATAAAGATGCCACCAAAGCCAAAGACTGGCGCAGCATATAACCGTTAAGGAAAATAAAATGGATTTCAGAGATATATTAAAATCGTTTGACAATTTATCAGAAGCCACAACTACTACTGATACAGGTGAAGTTCACACTGCTGACCCAGGTGGTTACGGTCGTAAAGACGATGAAGATGCTGACGGTAACCCAGTTAAGCAAGCACCTCCTGCCGTGAAGCGTGGCAAAGGTCGTCCTCCAAAAGCAGCCCCTGCAGGTAGCAAGCCTGATTGGTCAGCATTTGGTGTAACAGGTAAAGATGTTAAGTTGCCCAAGTGGGATAAAAGTAAAACTACTAAGCATAGTTTGAAAGAATACTTTGATCAATTAACCCAAGCATTGAATGAAGCTGATCAAATTGAAATCAAACCGGCTTCACAAATGCCTAAGCAGCCCGGACAAACACTACAGCCCGGACAACAGCAACAAATGGCAGGTCAACCACAAAAGAACACACAAGTTATTGCACAAGGTGATAAGACACTAGGTACAGTTGACAACGCTCAATTAGCACAACAGATTAAACAATCTATTGGTAAAGGTGAACTGACTTTAATGCCTGATCAACAAATGGCTGAAGATGGTGAAAATTGGATCAAGGGTGCTATTAAGCATCCGGGCGCCTTCACCACAAAAGCAAAATCTCACGGTATGACTCCTACTCAATTCAGAGCAAAAGTCTTAGCACACAAAGAAGATTATCCTGCTAAGACAGAAAAGCAAGCACAACTTGCTACGACATTAAGCAAGATGCATGAGGCTGAAGCTCCACAGTACTTTGCACAATCAAGTCCACTAAGCACTGCTAATCGCGGTGTATTAGAAGGCAAGAAAGGTGTAAATCCTTTTGTCAAGAAAGATGACAAGGCTGAAAAGATTGGAAAAAAAGTTACCAAAGATATAGAAAAGGATGAGAAGAAAGGGAACGCACCTAAGAAAGGTGTTAATCCTTTTGCTAAGAAATCTGCCAAACCAGACTTTCTAGATATAGATAAAGACGGTAATAAGAAAGAGCCAATGAAGAAAGCTGTCAAAGATAAAAAGAAAGTTAAAGAAGGCATGGAACATAATTTACAAGCTGCAAGACTTCAAGGTAAAAGCCATGCACTAAGAAAAATGCCATACAATTGCACAAACGATGATATGGAAGAAGCAAGACACTATCACGACGGGTTCAAAGAAGGCTTAGATGAGTGCTATGGTCAAATGCCAATACTAGGTCTCACTGCAATTGGTGAAATGGGTCAAGGACCTGAAGTTGGCACAATGGCTAGTTATGGCGCACATGATGTAATGGATGAAGGCATGGGTAAAGGTGATATAGATATGTTTGGTGAAGATGATTATATGGATATTATCCAAGACATGATTGATAATAATCGCCGCTATATGAGTCCAAGTAGAAAACCAAGAGTAATGGCCGCAGTTAAAAAATATGTAGAATCAAACGGTGGAGTATTTGATCCTATGTTGTTTGAAGAAATGTATGATCGGATAGTATCATTCGCCCGAGATATATTTAACGAGCAAGGCATGGGTGAAGTAGATGAGATGGATAAGACTTCTTACATGAAGCAACAAGCAATTACAACGCCCGGTAACACTTTCAAAGCATTTGGACAAACAATGCGTGATAACAATGTTTTAGATGAATTTGCTTTTGAATCATTAGATAAGCAATTAAATTCTTTACTTGAAAATGTTAATGAAGGTAGAATGAATGAACTATCATTGGATTTTAAAGAGTTAACTGACGCAGAATTCAAAAAGAAATACGGTAAAACTAAGGCTGAATTCAAAGCCAATGTGAAAAGTGAAGAAAATGTATCTGAAGGAATGACAGTTTCAATCAGTAAAGGTCAACAAGGATCACCTGATTCAGTGTCAGTATCAGCACAAGATGGTGAAGCTGACCAATTGTTATCTATAATTAAATCAGCAGGTTTAGGCTTATTTGGAGGTGAAGAACAAGGTTTCAATGCACCACAAGGCTCAGCAGGTGCTCACGGTGGTATCAGCGTAGTTGATGACCATGACGGTATGATGTCATTGATGAAGAAATTGTCAGGCACTGGCGGCGGAGAAATGACAGATGACGGTGACTATGAAGATGAAGAAGGTTCCAGTGAAGAAGATCATGGGCATGAGGCAGAAACATGCGAGTCATGTGGCGACATGATGGAAGAGAATCATCAATGTGAATCCGATGAACAACCAGTTATGGGCGAAGATGAATCAGAAGATCAAATGACTGATGATGTATCTGAAGCAAATGCCCCAGATTCCGGTGCTGATAATACCAATGCTGATGTTGCAGGGAATGCAGCAGCTAATAGTGCATTGGCAACGGCAGATGCAGGTGCAGACGAAGAAGAAGGTGAAGTATATTCAAGCCCAACTAACGAAGCTGAAGATGAAACAGGTGAAGAAGCCGGCACAGACGCATTAGATGAAGATAACAATTGCAAAAAATGTGATTGCAATCCTTGCAAATGCGAAACAATGTCAGAATCAAGTTTCACTAATCTTTTCAGAAAAATAGCAATGCTTTCAGAAGAATCAACTAAAGTAGAAGAATCAGAAGAAAGACCTTTTATTTGTGTACATGCTAAAAAAGGTAAGTGCGAAGTTAAAGCAAGTAGTAGTTATCAAGCAGCACAAAAAGCTGCTCAGAAATGGGGACTTAAAAGTACAGCTGGCATTGATGCCCACTTGTCTGATGTAAAAAAGGATACTAGTTCAATAGAAGAATCATACGCTAACAGTGCAGATGATACATTTGAAGCTGACATTGGATTTATGATGAATGTTATAAGTGGTGGATTGAATAAACAAAAATCTACCGGTCAAACAACTATCCCAGTAATCTCAGGGCAAAAGAATCGCATGGGTGCTGATGGCTTAGGTAATCCTATGAAAGAATCCACTGAGTTGTTAAAAGACTACATGAAATTAAGCGGTCTATAAAAGAATCGTAACTTAAAATACTCGGCTTTATGTCGGGTATTTTTTTGGGTTGTTGTTTCTTAAAAAACGATAAATACATTATAAATAGGCAACACTAACATGAGTCAAAACAACATAGATTTTGGAACATTTCCTGATGATCCGTCAGCGGATGCAATAAGAACCGCATTTAATAAAGTACAAAATAACTTTAATCAGATATTTGATGCTAATACCAATTCAGCAGTTCTTTCAATTAATAGAACTCCGGGCGCCGGGGTAACTGTTAATAATCCCACGGGTAATGTAATTATTTCTGCTAATATTGCATGTGTTCAAGTGGCAACTAGTTCATTGAGTATTGGCAGAGGCAGTAACGGTGGTAGTAACACTGTTATTACACAATCTAGCCAAGTATTAATAGTTGATATTAACCCTACTCAAGTACTTTCTAATTACTTTGCTGCTGTGGGCAATGGATTAGCAACTTTTAAAGGAGTATTGACTACAACTTCAAACGCACAGCCTAATGTTACTTCATTGGGCAATTTAACTGGATTGACAGTGAGTAATGCAGGTGGCATAGTTAATTTTGCAAATACAGCCAATGTATCATTGGGTAGTGTAAGTAACTTACATATCACTGGTGGAGTCAATGGATATCAATTGATTACTGACGGTATAGGTAATGTCAGTTGGGAACAAGCAGGTATAGGACCATCTGGTGCAACAGGTGCAACCGGGGCAACCGGGGCAACAGGCGCAACCGGTACGATAGGCGCTACAGGTGCAACCGGGGCTACAGGTGCAACCGGGGCTACAGGTGCAACAGGTACTACAGGTGCAACAGGTACGATAGGCGCTACAGGTGCAACAGGTGCTACAGGTGCTACGGGTGCTACAGGTTATATAGGAACAACAGGTGCTACTGGAGCTACTGGTGCTACTGGTGCTACGGGTGCTACCGGGACTACAGGTGCTACCGGGACGAAAGGAACAACAGGTGCTACGGGTGCTACAGGTGCTACGGGTGCTACAGGTTATATAGGAACAACAGGTGCTACTGGAGCTACTGGTGCTACTGGTGCTACTGGTGCTACCGGGACTACAGGTGCTACCGGGACGAAAGGAACAACAGGCGCCACAGGCGCCACAGGTGCCACTGGTTACACAGGAACAACAGGTGCTACTGGAGCTACTGGTTACACAGGAACAACAGGTGCTACTGGAGCTACTGGTGCAACAGGTGCAACAGGTTCAGGTGCAACCGGCGCAATCGGTTATATAGGCAGCACAGGTGCCACTGGTGCTACGGGCCCAGCAGCTGGATCTAATACACAAGTCATATTCAATGATGCAGGATCACCTGGTGCAAATGCTAATCTAACATTCAATAAATCAACTAGCGTATTAACTGTTGCAGGGACACTGAATGTAGGTTCGGGAGCTAGTACTTCCGCTGGGTTAATTACTGGCTATAACGGCTCCCCCGGATTCGGGTCTATATGGAGTACGGCAATTACTCCATCAGCAAATAACTATTCACTTGTGACGAATGGGGCAATCACCTATCTAAACGGCAGCAGCACCGTCGCCCTGACAATTGGCGGAACCCCGGTTGCAACAGCCATCTCCACCGGACTCGCAGTAACAGGGACGCTGAGTGCGACGGGGCAAATCAGCACCACTGTTCAAGGCGCTTCATTTACTGCTGGCGTTAATACTGGTACGTCAAGCACTGCCTACACCAACTACAAAGGGACTGACGCAGTGGGTACAGCCAAATCATGGGTTGTCGGCATCAACCCTTATGCTGTCAATGGAAGTGGTGAATTTGTTGAACTTGCAACGGGATTAGGATTGCATCTTGCACCCACTACGGGCAATGCCAGTTTTGATGGCAGCGTTGGCATTGGAACGAGTTCGCCTGTTGCAAAACTGGATGTGCAAGCAGCTACCGGAACATTTAGACTGGCATCATCAACTGGCACTAATGCGGCGTATCTATATGCAACAAATACTGGTGGCGATTTCTACTTTGGTAGAGACAACAGCACAGGCGCTACATTTGGTTCAAACACAGGGTACACATCTATTCTTTGGTCTACTGGCGCTTATCCAATGGCGTTCTTTACCAACGGCACAGAACGGATGCGCCTCGGCTCAAGCGGCGGGATGAATTTGAGCGGGACGCTTTCTCTTGGCTCGGGCTCTGCACTAGGAACAGCGCCTCTTGACGTTCATACGTTGACAGGGGTGTGTGAGGTTGGCGTTTACGCAAACGACAACACCAGCGCGACTGCACACGCCCAACTGCGTCTATATTCCGGCGGCGCGTCTGGCGGCGACCCAATAGTTAATTGGGAGGTAACTGGCGGTAGTCGGTACTACATGGGTATTGACAATTCCAACTCCGACAAACTGGTAATCGGTTCTGGTTATTCCCCCGGCGCGTCTGACTACTTGACCATCTCCTCCACCGGACTCGCAGTAACAGGCGCGCTGAGTGCGACGGGGGATATAACAGTCAACAAAGCCAACCCCGCTATTTTACTTAGCGCTGCTGCTGCGGCTCAGACCGCTTCCTACTACACGCAAACAGCAGGCGTTGATCGCTGGCAGTGGGGCAAAGGGAATACTGCCGAGTCGGGATCAGACGCGGGGTCAGACTACTTTATGAACCGGTTCTCAGATGCGGGTGCGTATCTTGGTACGCCGTTCACCATCAGCCGCGCTACCGGGTTGGCAGCATTTGCCACTAGCCTCGCAGTCACAGGGACGCTTGACGCTCGTCTTGCAGCTTCAGGTAGTGGCGCTGTAGTTACTGTCGGCAACGTAAACAACGGTCAGTTTGGTGGTTTTGGTATCACTGACGGAGCCCCTTACCCGCTTGAGGTTTGGGGTAACGTACTGGTATTTAAAACAAACGGTGCGTCTTACGCAAGTACAGCAGAAAAAATGCGCCTAGACTCCAACGGATATTTAGGCGTAGGTGAAGCTGTACCCGTATCACGGATTCATGTATCTGGCGCAGCGTTTGGAGCAACTACACAAATTCGCATTGCCTCAACCTCCGCCAGTAACTCAGGAGCGCCTTCTCTTGTTTTAACAAGGTCTAGTTCGTCAACGATGACGGCGCAAGGTATTGGTAACATTTACTTTTCCCGTTTGCTTACAGATGCGGCATCAAACACTGCCGCTTCTATTGTTGCAACTGGAAACAATTCTTCTTCAGCACCGACTTGCACCCTTACCTATGACGCCATAACCAACCACGTTTTGCAAATCAACGGCACTGGAGTCTCCACATTCTCCTCCACCGGACTCGCAGTAACAGGGACGCTGAGTGCGACACCGAGCGGTTCAACGTCGGCGGTAGCGGTCGGAACGGTCAGCGGGTATGGGGTTTTGTTTTTCAACGGTGGCGCTGCGTCCTTAAGCACATCCAGCGGTATTTTTGGGGGCGGTGGTGACCCCAGCATTTATCTTGCAGCAACAACAGGAGCCAGTGTATTTGCAAGGGTTGGCGGTTCGACTAGAGGCGAATTCTCCTCCACCGGACTCGCAGTAACAGGCACGCTGAGTGCGACGAGCACCATAACCGCGTCTGCGGGTCGCGTCGTCGCTGGAAACTCTGGCATCAACGATGCTCTGTTTCAAGCCACAAATACAGGCGGCACCCTGTACATGGGTCTTGATAACAGCGGCGGTGGTTTTGGTACAGCAGGGGCTTACGGAACAGTCATCTATCGCCCGGCAGCGACTTCATTTGCGATTAGCCGCGCAGGCACTGTAGACCTGAGAATTGACGCCAGCGGCAACCTTGGGCTGGGGGTTACTCCGAGTGCTTGGTATAACTCCGGCACCTTGCAAGGCACAAGTTTTGGAATCAGTGTTCTTTTGGGTGTAGATCAAACCGGCTTTTCAACAGGTTGTTATCAAGATGGTTACGGTTTAGCGCTTAACTGGAAATCAAAAGGCGCGTACAGACCAACCTTGTATGCACAGGCTTCTGGAGCGCATCAGTTCTATATATCAACGGCGCTTCCAACTGGAGCAGGTCAAGCCATCGCTTGGACAGAGGCGATGACGTTAACTGCTGCGGGTGACTTGTTGGTCGGCAAGACTGCCACTGCCTTGGGAACTGCGGGTATCGAGTTGCAAGCAGTAGGTTTTCTAGCGGTCACTCGCGCCGAGCGCCCGTTTGTGCTGAACCGCCTAACTACTGATGGAGATTTAATTGAGCTATACAGAGACAGCGTAACGAAAGCCACGATTGGCATTACCTCAAGCAATCTTACTTTTGGTGTCGGCGGTGCTACATGGATGACTCTCACCACCAGCGGCAACCTCGCGTTTTCTGCCACCGGTGCTGCCATCAGCAACGTCACATCTATCAACGGCGGACAGCTTGCTGGGCTGCGCAACCGGATCATCAACGGGAACATGTCGGTGTGGCAGTATTGGACGTATGTGTCCAACCCGGTGAGTGGGTCATTTTTGGCAGACCGATGGACCGTATATTCCCTCGGCACCGCGGCTGCGTTAGCAACGCAGTCCTCCAATGTCCCGAACGCGCAGTCCCTGTACTCGTTGCTCGCCAACGGTTCTGCCGGCAACACCATGCTCGCCTTCAACCAGCGCATTGAGTCACTCAATATGTACGACATGAGCGGGCAGGTTGTGACGGTGTCGGCGTGGGTCTACTCCAGTGACTCGCGTGCGGCCACCGTGACCCTTTACTACCCAACTGCCACTGACAACTACATCGGGTTCGTCGACCTTGGTGCTAACGTATCTGCGGCCGCAACTGGGTGGAGAAAAGTATCGTACCAGTACACCATACCGGCGCAGCAGTTCGGCCTGCAACTTACGCTGTCGTTTGGTGCGGTAGGAGCCGGGATATCGGTCGGCATAGCGCAGGTACAGATTGAGATTGGCTCGGTTGCAACAACGTTTGAGCAAAGGTCGTTTGGGCTGGAACTGTCGTTGTGTCAGCGGTACTACGTGAAGGTCGGCGCCAACGCGATCGGCGCAGCGGCATCATCAACCATAGCCGACGTATTCCTTACGTTCCCGGTCACGATGCGTACCGCACCCACCTTCACCGCGCTTGATACATCCGTGGACATTCGTATAAACGGAACCACGTTATCGTACGCCGGCGCATGGGCCTCATTATCGTCCGGCGTCGACACCGCGATTATCAACTTTACACTCACTTCCGGCAGTTGGCCCGGCACAAACCTATTTGTTGTCAACTCTACCCCGGTCGTGGCCGCTTCAGCGGAGATTTAATTATGTGTAATTTGCGGCGGCATAAATATATGTGACAACATTGTAAAATTCCTGGGGTCGCATCCGGCGTATCTTAGGTAACAAAACATAAATGGAAATTAAAATGAACGACAAAAAAATTGAACTATCTTTAAACTTGATCAACGGCATCTTGCAGTATCTGGCCACACGCCCCTACCAAGACGTTGTTGTATTGATTCAGGGGATCCAAGAGCAAGCCAAGGACGCATCTGTACCCGCGGAGTAAAAAATTACCTGAAATCAAAAACCGTGGGGTTTTCGGCCTTCTAGCAGAGGGCAGCACCCCACAGTCTTGTGTAGTCGGTTACGGCGACATAAGCAGATTCTGGTAGGCATACGCATATTAGGAAAAAAAATGGTAACTTTAGATTTATTAACGCAGATATGTCCGCACACAAAATCAAGTATTCTTGAGGGATATATTGAACCACTTAACACCGTGGCTGAATACTATGAAATGAATGTGAATCCAGCAAGATTGGCTGGCTTTCTAGCACAAACTGCACACGAATCCGGTGGTTATAACTTCATTAAAGAAAATCTAAATTATAGTTCTAATGGACTACGCAGTACATTTGGTAAATATTTTACCAATGATGACATGGCAAATCAATATGCAAAAAAGCCAGAAAAGATTGCTAATCGTGTTTATGCTAACCGAATGAAAAACGGGGATGAATCAAGCGGTGATGGATATAAATTCCGCGGGCGTGGACTTATTCAATTAACTGGTCGTGATAATTATACTAAATTTGCCAACGATTTGGGTATGAGTTTAGAAGATACTGTTGCTTACTTAGAGACACCAAACGGTGCAGTAGCAAGTGCAGGATGGTTCTGGGAAAATAACAAATTAAATCAATATTGTGATAGTGGAGATTTTGTTACATTAACTAAACGTATCAACGGTGGTACTATTGGGTTAGCAGATAGAAAACATCACTTTGAATTAGCGATGCATTACTTAACAGCATAATATGTCACAGCCTATTTGGAATACCCCTGCTGGCTCTATAGGAAGTTATCCATATGGATATGCAACTTCATATGTATTATTGGCAACACCAGTTGCCCCCGCTACTAGTGTAAGCTATCAAGTTTTAGCAGGATCATTACCTAACGCAATAGTACTAAACACTAATACCGGTGTATTATCCGGGATTCCTGCAATAGTAACATCTGACACACTAACTATATTCACTGTAAGAGCAACAGATAATTTAAATAATATCCGTGATAGAACATTTAGTATGTTGATTACTGGTGCTGTTACACCACAGATTACTACACCAAGTGGGGTAATATTAACTACCCAAGATAGTGTTTGGACACAGATACAAATAGAATATTCTAATCCTGTTCCAAACAATATAGTATTAATAGAGTTACAACAGGGGCTATTGCCTCCGGGTCTTGAAATTTCTACATCAGGGTTGATACAGGGCTATCCACAACCACCAACAACAATAGTTACATTACCCTTAGTAACCGCATTTAGTTTAAATACATCATCTACATCGTTGATTTATTGTTTATCAATTATAGGTATAACTATTGGAAGACCGGTGACATTTACCGATCCTATAGGTGGAATAATCGCAGGACAAACATATTATATAAAAACTATTGATACGACTAACACTGCATTTACTATATCTACCACCCAAAATGGAAGTACTTTTGTATTGAGTGAAGATGCAGGAGGGATGAATATTACATTACCTGCAATTTCTACCGGTCAACCTATAATTAGAACTTACAATTTTGTATTGGCACTAGTAAGTGCTTTGGGTAACGCAACTGCTTCTTATTCAATTACAGTTTTAAATCAAAACACCCCTGTAAGTCAAGGTGGTCCTGGAAACCCACCTAACACAAGACAGCCCACTTTATTAAATACTAGACCATTGACAATTACAGTAAATGATAGTGATCCGTATTATGGTTATTATTTATTGCCACCGATAGCAACTTCAACGAATGCTCAATTAGGTACATTTTTAAGTGATAACTACTTTGCTTTCAAATTAATTGGATATGAGTTTGATGGCAACGATATTAATTATTATGTTTCTGGATTGCCGCAGGGAATAGCACATGATTCTACCACAGGTTGGATAACAGGAACTCCTATTTTGTCATCACCGGGTATTAATAACTATAGTTTTACTGCACAAGTAGTAAGAGCAGGTAATACTGGAATAGTGTCTCCGGTGTTTAATTTTGCATTCAATCTAAGTTTGGATATCACTGGTACAATATCTTGGGTCACACTACAAGATTTAGGTACAATATATAACGACACTCTTAGCATATTAAAAGTCCTTGCAGTTTCGGACACCCCATTAGAGTATAGATTAACTTCAGGTAGTTTACCTCCGAATTTAACATTATTACCCAGCGGTGAAATAACAGGTATTGTAGCTAGTCAACCAACAAATACTTTTTTAAATGTTGGTGAACAAACTGCTTTTACATTTACAATTCAAGCATACTCGTCAAACTTTGCTATTGTAGAATCTAGCAAAACATTTACCGTAAATGTATATCAAGAATATGGGCAACCTACTGATATATTATATATTCAAGCGGCCCCTAGCATTAACGATAGAAATATACTACGAACATTGTTAGACAGTGAAGCACTAATACCTACTGAATTATTATACAGATCAGATGATGTTAATTTTGGAAAAGCAACCAATGTCATATACGACCATGCATATGGTATATATGCAAGTGGTCTACAAGAATATATAGCATCAGTCACACAAAATCATTACTGGAGAAATATCACTTTAGGTGAGCTAAAAACTGCTATTGCAAGAGATAACAATAATAATATAATTTATGAAGTAGTATACAGTGAAGTAATTGATAATTTGATAAATCCCCAAGGGGTTAGTGTTCCTAGTAGTATATATTGGCCAACTCCAATTGATTTACATTTGGGACCTTGGTACACAAGTGTAACCGATATATTCACTAGCTATGTTGAATTGTTAAATCAACAATACTTTACTAGTTTGACTTCCGGATATGCTAGAACGCTATACCCTAACAGTTTATTTAACATGCGTAATAGAGTAGCTGATATCCTGGGACAAGTATTAAACAGCACACTATTGCCAGTATGGATGACTAGTCAACAAACAAATGGTAGTACTTTGGGCTATACTCAAGCATGGGTAATATGCTATACAAAACCAGGCCAAGCTGAAACTATTAAAACGAATATAGAAACTAACTGGCCATATACTCTTAATCAGATTAATTTCAATATAGATAGATTTACAGTAGATAAGAGTACTACTTATAATTGGGAAAATGATTTTAATCCACCTGCATGGTCTAGTTTACCTAGTGCTACTCCAGTACCAAACCCAATCAATAGTCAAGATTTCTTTGTATTGTTCCCTCGTGCAACTATTTTACCAGATGAAACTCAATACTAAATATATATAACGGAATAAAACAATGAGTACAATCAACACAAATCCAATTAATGTAAATTATCCTGTCCCGGGTGTTAACAACAACAGTCAAGGATTCAGAGATAATTTTGCATCTATTGTAACCAATCTTAATGCTGCCGGAACAGAAATAACTGACCTGCAAAATAAAGTAGTAGTTAAGCAGGCTTTAATAGGTACTACTATTAACAATGATATGGCCAACACGCTTATCAGCAACGCAAGTACACGCAGTTTCAGAGCAACCACTTATAATTTAGGCAACGCATTATCAGGTACTGTTCTAGTAAATACTTCATTAGCAGATGTTCAGTATGGAACAATAGCAGCAAATACTACAATCAATTTTGGTAGTTGGGCACCAGCCGGCACGCAAAGTAATGTTCAATTAAATCTATCAATATCTAATACCCTTTCTACTATTACTTTCCCGTCAAATGTAACATTGGGAGCAACTACACTTGAAAATTATTCAAATATAAATGGAAATACATCGGTCACTGTTCCATATGGGGTAACTCAACTTAATTATTTAATAAGTACAGTTGATTGTGGTACTACATTGTCTATTTCCGCAACTAATAGACCAATTCAGTCTACACAAATTCAACAACGTCTTGTTCCTCCTACTGGATTTCAAGGTGACGTAAACGGAGATATTGCAGTTGGTTCTTCGGTTAATCAATTAACTATCACTGGGGCTAATACAGACCCGTATCTTACGACTTCCGGGAACACTACACAACTTTATACTGATTTGCCAATCGTATTCACCGGTACTTCACTTGCAGGTAATATAGTGGTGGGCACAACATATTATGTAAGAAATGTAGTGTCAAGCACTACATTTACAGTGTCATCATCTATTGGTGGTGCTAATATTGCTATTGGAGCAAATGCATCTGGTACTTCAATGCTTGCTAACCCAACATCATACGTTTATATAGCAACTGACACATATAATTCTACTGCGTGTGCAACTAGTGTAACAAACACATTTTCGAGTGGCAATGTGATTACACTGTCGGGTAATTTGTCAAGTATAACTAGTGCAGTAAACTCACCAATTATCTTTACTGCTAATATGGGTGGATTGATTTCTAATACAGTATATTATATCAAAACTGTTGCTAGCCCAAATATCACAGTAAGTCAATCTAGGACAAACGGTGTGGCGGGAACAGTAGTTGCATTAACTTCAAATATAGTAGCAACTAGTGCTACTTATTATGTTGGTAATGATATTTGGAAAAAAATTGTACTGTCGCCGTGGTAATAAATATTTGAATGGAACATCCATTCTTAGATAGAAAAACACTGTCTGAAAAGACACTAGAGGAAATTCAAGCTACCCTAACCGGGCTGATGAATAAACTTACTTTTGCTCACCGAATGGGTAATAGACCACTAATCAATCAACTTGAAATGGTGGTTGAAAGTTATCGCAACGAAGCAAATAAAAAACTTGATGAGGTAATGAAAAAACAAAACCTGCATAATCAAGTTTCTATTCAGAAAGAGGGCGAAATTGGCAACAAGAATTGAACGTGAATTTGCATTCCAAGCTGCTGTTTATTTTGAAGGGGAGTTCTTAATGAACATATATGAACTTTCATTGAGCATGGAAGTTGATACAGCATCTATTAAAGAACAAAATATAGCAATGGACCGGATACATTACTTCTTACATAACTGTTTGGGCAATAGTATTTTTGTGCAAGATTCAGAAAAAAAAGCGATTGAGAAGTATCTACAAGCTGATATCAAAGTTTGTACTCTTCCGGACGAGCCGTATGATCAGATCATAACCATTCTGCTATTGTTGAAACTAAACGCCATAACAGAAGGTAAATTACATATAACTGATATATCACTTATTTCTGGATTAAGTGATGATGTTAAATTTATTTATGATGTAGAAACTGTAGCTAATCACCCTTTTGGTAACAAGGGCTGGTGGGAATGTGCTTCCACTTCTATATCTGATTTATCCAAATCTAATAAAAAAGATAAAATAGTTAGATTGATAAAACATCATAATGATTGGGCCGGAGTTAGTTTGGATTGGGAACAAAAAGAACATACCTCTACTGAAATTATTTTCAACAATGACTACCATAAACAACCATAAGTGTTGATTTATCTATTGGTCTATGTTAAAATACATAGATGAGAACCGACATATACGATCAAATAATCCTCACAGAAAATGACCTGTGTGATTTGTATATGCGTGATTCTACCCGCACTATAAAAGATTGTTTGGTAGATGAAAAGATAACTCTGGGTACCATATTTCTTTCAAATGAAAACTTACCCGTTCTAATAGAGTATGTTAAATCTAATTTATCAGTAAAAGAATTTGATAGTCAAAATCAATCACAATGGCAAATGCCCAAAGAATATTATGAAATGGATATTGCTAAATGGGTATTAGCTCAATGCAAAACCGAAGAAGAACTGCAACGAGCAGGTGATGAACTATTAAAATTCCATGATAGGAATATGTTTTCATTACTACAATACTTAAAATATCTTGTTGATACTATGCGTAGTAATAACATAGTTTGGGGAGTGGGCAGAGGTAGTAGTGTGGCTAGTTTTGTGTTGTTTTTGATAGGGATTCACAGAATTAACAGTCTTTTTTACCAATTATCAATTGATGAATTTCTAAGGTGAGTAATTGGAATACTGAGTAAAAATTAAGGCATACTAGCAGAAGATTAAATATTACTAACTAAAAGGAGATAAAATGGCCACATACAGATCCGCAATGGGTAAAACCGTTGACATGTCAGCTATTGTAGCAAAAAATGAAAAAGTCAGAGCCGTGGGGAATGTCAAAAATCTTAACGCACGAGGTGACACCATTGATTCAATGGGTAGAATAATTCAACCCGCAACTGCTAAAGTAAACAATGCTTATGCTAAAACAGTGGGAAATCGTTCAGCAAACGCAAGCAAGCCACAAAGTAGAATACAACCGGATGTTCCCACACCAGCAAAAATAGCCGTTGCTGAACTCCACCCAGAAGAATTTGAGTTAGATGAATCAATTGAAGATGATTTGGCGATTGAAAAAATCAAAGAAGAAGAAATCAAGAAAGCAACAAAGAAGAAATAACATGACACACACCGAACCAAAAAAATTAGCATTTGCTCCACATAAATTCAATAAAAGCCAGTTCAACCCAATTGGCGCACATATTATCGTATGTGATATGAGTTTTGACCAACGCATTACACATGGCGGTATTCTATTGCCCAATGATGATATGAAAAGTGCAGGTATCAGGCCTCGCTGGGGAAAGATATATGCTGTGGGTTCAGAAAACAAAGATACTGACATTGTTGAAGGTAAATGGGTTTGTGTCAGTCATGGACGCTGGACTCGTGGAATTGAGATAGAAGATGAAACGGGTAAGAAAACATTGCGTAGAGTTGACGCTGATGATATACTAATGATGTCAGATGAAGAAGTATCGGATTCAACATTAAGCGAAATGGTGTACTAATGATAAAATGGTTTAAGAAAAAGATTCACAACTGGGCCAGTGAAGATTGGGAAAATGCTTCTAGAGTGGAAGAATCGACGGTCGGCTCAGTTAGAAGGCGTAGATTTGACCGAAATGGAATGAACTTTACTATCTACTCTGCTAACGGAGGATATGTAATGGAATATGTTTCGTATAATGACAGAACCGAAGAACGCGATTCCACATTACATATCATTCCCAGTGAACAAGACTTGGGTCAAAGTATCGCCCACATCATAACACTTGAGATGCTTAGAAAATGAAAAATCAACTTTGGGTTGAGCGTTATCGTCCCAAATCTGTTAAAGATTATGTTTTTGTGGATGAACGACAAAAACAACAGGTAGAAGGTTGGATAGCTAATGGTAGCATTCCGCATCTATTGTTAAGCGGCGACCCGGGTACTGGTAAGACTACTCTTGCTAAAGTATTGATCCATGAACTTGGTGTGGAAGATTATGATGTAATGGAAATCAATGCTAGTCGTGAAAATGGCGTAGCAATCGTGCGTGATAAGATTAATGGATTTGCACAAACCATGCCATTCGGTAAGTTTAAGGTAATCCTACTTGATGAGGCCGATTACACTAGCCCAGAGTTTCAAGCAGCATTGCGTAACGATATGGAAGCATATGCTGATACAGTGAGATTTATTCTTACTTGTAACTATGAACACAAAATCATTCCAGCATTGCGTGAAAGTCGTTGCCATAAGTTTCATATTGCTAAACCCGATCGTACAGAATATACAGCAAGGGCAGCAACTGTTTTATTGACAGAAGGTATTGAGTTTGATTTAGATACATTGGACAGTTATGTTCGTGTAGCATACCCAGACTTGCGTAAATGTTTGAATCAACTACAAGTTAATTCAAGCACCGGTAAACTATTGCCTCCGCAATCACAGGGTAATAGCGAACATGAGCTTCTAATAGAAGCAACTACATTGTTCAAAGCTGGCAAGATTCTTGAGGGTCGTCAGCAACTTATGCAGTACACTGCATTGTACCCGACCCGAGTTGAAGAAATTTATACTTGGGCTTACTCTAACTTAGATTTGTGGGGAAAGACACAAGAAAAGCGTGATGCAAGTATCATTATCATTCGCAATGGTTTGGCAACATTGCCCTTAGTAGGGATTCCTGAAATAGCAATAGCGGCCTCAATTGTGGAGTTGACGGCATGAAATATTTACTTATCCAATTCTTGAGGAAACCTAATGGCCAAATTGACGAACAGGTGTCTATTAGCAAACGCTTGCGACCAGCAGACATTCAAACATGTAATGTCATTATGGATTTTGGTAAGAAGAAAGTTGAAAAATGCGTAGTTGAAGGAAAGACTGTGGATACAGACTGGAATAAACTAAATGAATACTATAAGCGTATTTACCCGGCATTAGTTGATCAATTAGAAAAGAATAATACTGAAAGCGAAGTTAAGAAGAAATAAAAAGAGGGCTTAAGCCCTCTTTTTTAACTATACAGTTTGAGTACTTGCTCAATTATCCGGTGTCGCTGTACATCTTTTACTTCAAATTTACATGACACAATACCGGAGACAGGGTGCTGACCAAGTCTTGTGACTAAATCGAGAAGACCATTGTTTTCTTTTCGCTGGTCTGTCTGCTCGGTATCACCCGTCAGGATAATTTTACTTCCTGACCCTATCCGGGTCATTAACATTTTTAACTGGCCTGGACGACTGTTTTGGCCCTCATCCAGAATGATGATAGAGTCCTTGAATGTGCGGCCACGCATAAAGCCCAACGGAGAGAATTCAATGACTTGTTCAGCTATCATCTCCGCAAGCTCCTTCACCGTGTAATACTCATGCAGAATATCCACCATTGGTCTTACCCAAGGGGCCAGTTTCTCATTCAAATCACCGGGCAAGAATCCATGATCCTCATCCTCCACGGCTACCGCAGGCCTGGTAAGAACGATTCGTTTACATTCGCCGGCACGAAGTGCTTTAACTGCTGCCAAGATTGCAAGATATGTTTTTCCAGTACCGGCAGGGCCAGAGACGACAACAATATCTGTGTTTTCATCTAGTAATGCGATAATATAATTTTCTTGATTTAGCGATTTGGGGATCAACTGCACGGGTCTTTTATTAACCCTAGTAGTTCTTTGTGCTTGTGAGAAATCTATTGTTTTGGATTCTTTCATATAAAAAGTTTGATTTGTTTGTTTTTTGCTAGTTAAATAGCGTGAATCTTCTTGCGTTGTGCGTAAAGCACTAGTTTTCCGTTTGCTCAATGTAAATTCTCCTTTATAAGAGCGTGAGTTCTCATAATACTCATAGTTATTTACAACTGGTTAAATAGACTAATGTAGTAGACTTTTAACACAAATTTCTAGACTAAATATAAGGCTAAGGGTTCAACTATTGTAATTTCTTATTAGTGCTATTAATCAATAAAAGATAAATATATTAATGAAGCACGAAGCCGCAGACAATTTTTTTAATGGTGTTGATTATGTCAGCATCATAGACACCGTAAAAGGTATATTTACTAGTGATGGTTCAATGAATACCTTATTGGACTTTGAACGAGTACTAGACGAATCTGACCTATACGCCTACCGTAACTGGGAACTAGGTGAATTAGTTCAAGGTCCTGACATAAAACGCTATACAGTTAGTTGCATATTCATGTGGCCATACAAACTAATGCCCAATCCAAAAGGTGCCAGACGATTAGTAGCAATTGGATGTAAAGTTAAATTTGCTAAAAGCAAAATTGAAGTTCCAGTAGAAGTCAAAGATTACGAAGATTATGTTGCAGGGACAAGATATCCAAAGATGGCACCTAAACAAGTTTGGTTTGTTTTCATAGAGATTCCCAAAGACTTGCTGGACGATATTAAAGAAGGTTCTATTGACTTGGCAGGACAAACAATTGATCTGGAAGAACTAGATGATTCATACGATGAAGATTTAGATAAAGACAATGGTGAGGGCGAGGAAGAAAATCCGCAACAACCAGTTGATATGGGAATGGGCGGCATGCCACCTCCGGCAGCTCCTGGTGCCCCTCCAATGTAAGGTGTAATATGACAAGAATCATTAATGAAGGTTTAGATTATATGGATATGGAACATCAAATTGAACCAAATGTATCCATTGATGAATATTCTGCCAAGATGGGCAAGGATAGTGATATTGTTACACTTGCATTTATTGTCAAGAGCGAAGCAGCAGGTAATGATTTAGTTGATTGGTTTGAGCGAGGATATGACTGGATACTTGATGCCAGCTTGAGTGATGGTGAATTAAGCCCTGGTAGATATTTAGTATTTGTTGAAATGAAACGCAGAACAAAAATACCGGAACGAGTTGTAGAATTGCTTGATGATTTAGAAACACTTACAGGAATGACAGTGGATGAATGGGAGGTGACTATTGATGAAAAAGATTACTCGGCAGATACAGAAATATTGAAAGAATTGATACCTATCAGCCCACATGAATATCGTGAAGAAAACGAAGATGAAAAAGAATTAAATGAAATGCGTCATCGTGCAGGATTAGACACAGTAAATTTACACGGTGAACCGGATAGTGAATTAAAAGCATTTATATCAATGGCAGGTTTATAAAATGGCAACAACAATATTAGCAAAGAAAGCAACAACTGATACCCCAATAGCAAAAAGTGATGACCAGCATACTCAACTAGCAGCAGATCCAACTATACCTCAATTTCCACAAGAAAGTAGTTATGGCACAACAACACCAAACACAACCTTATCAGCAAGCAGTACTTCAGCATTTAGCACACCTTCGTCAGGAGGATTCGGGTTACCCGGTTCGTTTGGTGCACCAGCAGCCGTGGGCAACGGTTCGCCAGCATCAACAAGCAACATGGGATCAATCGGATCAAGTAACATGAATGTAAGTCTGGGTAATCAACCCGTATTAACAGGTGCCGGAGTAAATGCTGCCCAAGATGCCAGTATCTTAATTAAGAACACCAACGACGATTTCATAAATAAAAAATGGCGACCACTAATGGCATTTGTTTATATGCTTACTTGTACATGTGACTTTGTTATATTCCCTATATTATGGAGTTTATTACAAGCAATGAGCAAAGGTAGCGTCACTATGCAATGGCAACCTCTAACACTGCAAGGTGCTGGTCTTTACCATATCGCTATGGGTGCTGTATTGGGTGTGGCCGCATACGGCAGAACTAAAGAAAAACTAGAAAATAAAGCCTAACTACTATTGACAATAGCAGATTATTTTGCTACAATAATAAGATGGATTATTATGAAATTTTAGGTGTTACTAAAACCGCCTCACAAGAGGATATCAAAGGGGCCTGGCGAAGATTGGCTAGTCAGCATCATCCCGATAAGGGAGGGGATAAAGTCAAATTTCAGGAAACACAAGCTGCGTATGAAACATTAAGTGATGCAAATAAACGCCAGCAATATGATAATCCCATGCCACAAGGATTTCCGCAGCAAGGTGGAATACCCCCAGGGTTTGAACATATATTTGGTCAAATGTTTGGTCAAAATAATCCTTTTGACATATTCAGTCAACAACGTAGACAACAACAACCTCAACAACAATTATTTAGAACAACAATAAATATATCATTAGAACAAGCATATAACGGCGGTGAACAAATATTAAAACTACAAACACCCACGAATGTACATGCCATAACCATTCAGATTCCTAAAGGGATTCAAAATGATAATCAAATGCGTATAGATAAAGTCATAGATGGTGCTAGTTTAATAGTAGATTTTCGGGTTGAACCCCATCTCAAATATGATAGACAAGGTAATGATTTAATTTGCAACCATCCAATTTCCGTGTTAGATTTGATTATTGGCACAAGTTTTGAATTTGTTACTCTATCAGGAAAAACGCTGGATGTAACAATTAAACCTAAAACTCAACCCTATATTCAATTAAAATTAGCGGGACAAGGCATGCCTATACTAAATGCTACTAGCTACGGTGACCAAATTATATTGTTAAAAGCATTCATCCCTGATATAATAGGAGAACAAGTTATCAATAGCATTACGGCTTATAAACAACAAAGGAATCAAGCATGAACCATTCACCCGAAATTGATAGCATTATTGAACAAGCGATTCATCATGCTAAAGAAAGAAAACATCAATATGTAACCGTAGAACATTTACTTCTTGGTTTGATAAATCACAGTGCATTCAAAAAATGCTTGCATAGTTTTGGTGCAGATATTGAAACAATGGATCAAGAGATTAAGGCATACTTAGACAGTTTACATGCCATTGTAAGCAAAGAGGATGAAGTAGTACCTCGTAAAACAAATAGTTTAGAACGAGTTATGAATCGTTCTGTAACACAAGTGTTATTCACCGGTCGTAGGCAAGTAACAACTATTGACTTGTATCTTAGCATTGCGGCAGAAGGGAATAGTCATGCTCATTATTTCTTGTTGAAATACGGAATCAACAAAAATGAATTTGTAGCACATTGGCAGAAAAATTATAAGCACAACGAAGTGGGTAATCTCACCGAGAATCAAGCCGACGAAATTCTAGAAGAATATACCATCAACTTAACACAATTAGCGGCACAAGGTAAACTTGAACCAATGATTGGTCGCGGCAAAGAACTTGACGATATCATTAATGTACTTGCTAAACGATTCAAGAGTAATGTATTGATGGTAGGTGACCCTGGGGTTGGTAAAACAGCAATCGCCGAAGGTCTAGCACAGATGATGATCAACAAAGAAGTACCTGAATTCTTGCATGATCATCAAATATATAGCTTGGAGATTGGCTCATTGCTTGCAGGAAGTAAATATCGCGGGGACTTTGAAGAAAAAGTCAAAGCAGTACTGGATGCGTTAAACACAAAGAAAAAGACTATCCTTTTCATTGACGAGGCACATACTATGCAGGGTTCAGGGGGTTCATCTACTGGTTCAGTGGACTTCAGTAACATGATTAAACCCGCAATTACTAAAGGTACTCTTAAAGTTATTGCTAGCACAACTTGGGAAGAATACTACGAAAGTTTTGAAAAGGACCGTGCATTGATGCGTAGATTCTATCGTGTGTCAGTTGATGAACCTAATCACGACACAACTATTCGTATATTGAATGGATTAAGTGCTAGACTTAATGATTTTCACAATGTTGAAATTACAGATGAGGCAATCAAAGCAGCAGTTGAAAGTGCTGATCGGTATATTCATGACCGAAAGAACCCAGACAAATCTATTGATTTACTTGATGCTGCTTGCGCTAAACAACGAGTAGCAGAGAACAAAGGGGCAATCATTACCAAAGACCTTGTATTTGATCAAGTTGAACGATTCACCGGAGTCCCTGCTGACAAGATGAAGGGTGACAACTTTGATTTGATTCATAATTTAGAATCAAATATCAAGGACAAACTATATGGTCAAGATGAAACTGTACAAAAAGTACTTGAACGAATTTATGTTAACTTTGCTGGTATTGGTAATGATAGTAAACCAACAGGTAGTTTCTTATTCTTAGGCCCTACTGGAACTGGTAAAACAGAATTTGCCAAACTACTTAGCAAGAACTTGGATATGCCGCTACTTAAGTATGACATGAGTGAGTATTCAGAGAAGCATAGTGTTTCAAGTTTGATTGGACCTCCTCCGGGCTATGTTGGATTCGGTGATAGTCAAGTGTCGGGTGGTAGATTGATTAATGACTTGAGCAAGAACCCACATAGTATTATGCTATTTGATGAGGTTGAAAAAGCACATCCAGAAATCTTTAATATCTTTCTACAGATGTTAGATGAAGGGCATCTTACCGGTAGTAATGGCAAGCAAGTTAACTGTAAAAACAGTATTATCATTATGACTAGTAACTTGGGTTCTAGTGATAGCGAACGCAACAACATTGGATTTGGCACACAAGAAAAGACCGGTGAAGATGACAAAGCATTGAAAGAATTCTTCAAGCCTGAGTTCCGTAATCGTGTTGATTTGATTTGCAAGTTTAACAAGTTGGATACACTTGCTATTAAGAAGATTGTTATCAAGTTTACCGATGACTTGAAAAAGAGTTTGTTAGACAAACATGAAATTGTAATGAATCTAAGTGAGCCAGTGGTAGAATACTTAGCAGAGCAAGGATATGATAAGAAAATGGGCGCACGACCATTAAGTCGTAAGATTGATGAATTGATTCGGGTACCTCTAAGTAAGAAAGTCTTGTTTGAGCGCATTAAATCTGCAACAATCAATGTTGTAATGTCAGCCGGAGCAATTGATTTTGTAGTAACACACAAACTAACAGCAATGGTTGATGACAATGGATTAATTATTGTTAACTAAGGAACATAATGGGCTTGATAAGATCAATTAAAGACATTCCCGATATTGATTATTATGAATATCGGGATAGTAAGTTTTATAACAAATATAGATATCGTGCTAAACTAAATATCCCGGGGTTGAATTTTACTTATTATATTAAAACTCCAGAAGAATTGGTGAATAGAGTGAATGCAATCGGATATAGACGTATTCACGCCAATAGGAAATCCGAGATTATGCCAAATTTACAAAGACTTTGTGCATTTGTTGATTGGCGTAATACTCACAAAACTCGCAAAAAGACGGGTGAGATGACCAGTAGAATTGAGCAGGATAGTGCCGCAATCTTTAGTAATGATTTAGAGTTGTTACTAACATTGAAAGAAGTTTGTAATGATATTAAAATCACTGAAGCACAGGTGGAGGAATTTTCAGGTATAAAATACTATGTTAATGAGCCAAAGCATAAGTACAGAATTTATCTAAAATCTGCTCATATTAAGGATAAAAACTTTATCAACGATTTAGCTGTTACACTTAAGAAAAACCAAGACTTAGTTGCTAGTAAATCGTTAATCTCTTGGTTAAAAGAGTATTCCTTATTTAATCCCTTCAAGTGGAGATATAATTACACCCATAGTAGTCATTCTATTGATTACGATAATGAAAGTACACTAAGCTATTTGATGCTAATGTATGGTGACATGCTTGGAAAACGATATAAATTAGAGAAGTGTATAATACCTATCTAAAATGATAAATACTCTATAATGGGGTATTTTTCATGGCAAAAATCGTAACAGAATCGGTTGTAATAACCTTTAGTAAAATTGTTAAGGATGGCGAATCAGATAATGCTGATATCGTTGGGGCTGACGTTCAGCAAGCATTGGAGCAAGTTGCCCAGGAACTTGTAGGCAGAGGCGTAGTAGTTGAAGTGGTAAAAGCATAATGAGTCAATCTACCACACTTATTCTATTACCGCAAACTACCTATCAAAATCCAGGTAACGGGGCACCCTACACAGTTGTAGGGAATGCTCAACCTGCTGCTGCGTATTACTTGGGTAATAGAGATTTACAAACAGTTAACTTTAATGTATCTAATATTATTGGTAATATCGTTATTCAAGCTACACTAGCAAATCCAGCGACAGTTGACAATCAATGGTTTGATGTATATGAGTATGATGGAAGTGCTAATCCAAACGCCAATGTATATACTAATGTTACTGGTAACTTTGTTTACATGAGAGCAAAAGTAGCAGACTTCCAACAAGGTATTGTTGGGTACATTAAACTAAGTTATTAAAGGAAATAAAATGAGTACAGCACTTTTTAGAAAATATATTGATATGATAAATGAGGCACAAGAAGGTGGCCCTGCTGACATACAACAAATAGCAGCAGGTATGGAATTCTTACCTACACATAAGCAACCAAAACAATACAAATATGTAGATGGTGGTATGCCAGGTAAGATGCCAGCAATGACATATACTGTAGCAACACAACAAATGCCAGTTGTTACTATTACTAGTGATGGTAAAGAAACACAAAATGTTGCTGAACCAAATGATATAATTATGTCTGGCCCAAGCAGAGAAAATTATGTTGTTAAGTCAGCAAAATTTCCTAAATTATATCAAGGTAAACTAGGTGAAGTTGTTGTGCCCGAACAGGGTCCTAGAATGGTAGCATTGTATACTGGTCAACAACCAATCACATTTACTGCGTCATGGGGTGAGCAAATGGTATTAAAGCCAGGGGATTACCTAGTCAAAGACGGTGATAACTACTATCGTATTGCTAAAGTAGAATACGAACAAACATATAACCCACCGGGTAAATAATGAAAATCAGTGCCCTACTTGAAGGTCGTACACACCTAGACGAAGGTGGCAATCTATCTATTAACGGAAAAGAAGCACAGCATTTAGATTTAAAGGTAACTAAGCGTAGTTACATGGTTCCTAAATTAAATGAACTACTTTACGCAATTAATTCTGCTTATTTTAAAATGTATAAGCAAGGATTATGGAGTAATGAACTCTTAACAAGTGGTAAGTTCTTAAGTGGAAGTTCATTGCATTTCTTTAATGTTAAGGGTATCTCTGATGAGGTATTTACAGAAAAGAAACCAACTGTTGGTGATATTGACACCATGGTTGACAAAACAAAAGAACCTAACTTACAACAATTCTTGACAGCATACACTAACAAACAAATAGGTGCTGCGACATTTTTAGGATTTCAAAGAGGCAATGAACAATTCTCTGGATTGTTTGAATTGCAAGACCCACCTGTTAAAGTACAGATTGATTTTGAATTTGTAGAATTTGAAAAAGACAATCCAACTGATTGGGCTAGATTTAGTCATAGTAGCGCATGGGAGGATTTGCAAGCAGGAGTTAAAGGTGTATTCCATAAATGGTTGATACAAGCATTTACAGCACTAACTCGCAAAGACTTCATATTACGAAAATTGGTTGGTAGAGGTAAATTAAGACAAGAACAAGATGTTCCTACCACAGATAACATGTATTCTTTTGCAGTATCTAGCAAAGAAGGTGGCGGACTACGAGCAAAGTATGAACCGGTATTAGATGATAATGGAAAACCGTTAGTTAGTAAAGGTTTACCTGTAATGCGGGAAGCACCTACATCAGGATATAATCAAGACATTGGACAAATCTTTTCAACGATTTTAGACCAACGATTAAATCCTAAACAAGCAAAAGCATTGCAAAAACAATTCTGGTCATTCACTGGCTTATTACAAGTAATGAATTCTTTGATGAGTCCTGAAGAAAAAGAACAAGTAATGCAGGGGTTCTTGCAAAAGACAATAGGGCCAGGTGCACAGGGTATGTACAAAAATAACCCTGATAAAGATATTGCAGAGAAAATGGTAGCGATCAACACCTTACTAGACACATTAAAACTATCTAAGTCCGCTGAATTAGACCAACTACTTGCTGCATACCGTAAATCATTCAAATATACATCAGCTGGTGCTGAAGAAAAAGCAGGAGCTGATGCCGATGTTGTAAAATCAATGGCAAAGAATACATTAGCCGAAGCAGTTCCTAGCTATAAGCGTAAGGGTATTCAACATATATACAATCCTGGTTCATCTACTGAGATGAAGGATGCAGATTTTATCAATTTTTGTAAAGAGATAGCACAAGATGGTGGCAATTTTGCAAATGTTCCTATTAACTTGAAAGTAGATGGTGCTGGCATAAGATTTGGCAGAACACAAAATGGTGAACCATTCTTTATGACTAGTAGAGTTGAAACTCCCATGACTAAAGCCAACATTGGTGATTTTGAGAAGTATGGAAGAAGTCAAGGTCAATCTGATGAGCAACTGACAAGAACACAAAATTATGATAAAGTATTAAGTATAATTGTTAATGCTAAATTTATGAAAGATATTCCACCTGATACAATTGTCAATGCTGAAATGTTATTCAATCCAATGGCACAACAAGATAGTGGTGGTTTTAAGTTTGTTAACATCCCATATGATCCTAAGAAATTAGGTAAGGTAATGACTCTTGTTCCAATTACTGTTAAGCAATACAGTACGGGTGAACAAAGTCCTGATGCTGATGAGATTAAAGAAGCATTAATTAAAGATAGCACCCCTGATATCAAAATGATTAATAATACATTGAGCCATAAAGGCATTGATGTTAGTAAAATTGTTAATCCTATCGTAAAGAACTCAGCAGCATTATTGAATGCGGTGTCTCAGAGAGGGGATTCACCTGACAAACAAAAAGCAAAAGCAATATTATCTGCTGCAAGACAAGCATTAAGCAAGGTGATTATTAACAGTCCTATACCAGGGAAAGATCAACTTGGTGATATGATTGAAGGTCTTGTTATTAATATGCCAAGCGGTACTCTTGCTAAAGTAACAAGTCCTGACATGCAGCAAAAGATGGCTGACAAACAAGCCATGAACAAGAAGCCAACTGAAGGTGGAAATCGCACAACCACCGCAGTAATCACTTATGGTTCATTTGTGGGTCATAAAGGACATGAACAGTTAATTGATGAAACAATTGCTATAGCAAAACAAGTGGGTGGAGTACCATTCATATATGTAAGTCCAGTTGTTGGTCCAGATGATCCTATTCCACCAGCAGACAAAGTTAAAACATTGCAGAAGTTGTATCCACAATATGCAAACAACATTCAAGTTTGGGATGCAGGCGGAACTGCAATGAAGAAGATTGAAAAAGAACTTGTTCTTCCGGCTAATAGTAAATACAATAAAATTATAGTTGTAGTAGGTGCGGATAGAAAAGACAGTACAGAGTCGTGGTTAAATAGTTTAGAAAAGCGCATGAAAGATCCAGTTGCATTAGCCAAGTATGGTGGGACACAAAATCAAGTTGAATTTCAAACAATTGGTACAGAGCGTGATCCTGAAAAAGGTGGAACTGGAATAAGTTTTACTCAATTGCGTGATATCTTAAAAAATCCTAATGCAAGTGAACAAGACAAATTAAACGTTTGGATGCAGGCATTTGATTCACAAAAGCTAGGAGTAGCGTGGATAAAGCATTTAATGGATACTACTGCAAAATATTCAAACAATCAACCGCAAGCTATTAAAGAGTATATTAAAAAGATTAAGCCAATGCTTGAGTATGCTACTCCTATTCAGAAAGTTAAAATATACAATCAATTGTTAGAAGCAAAACAACATCTAGATGAGATGGGTGCTACCATTGAACCTATAGAAGAAGAAGAGGTGATGGCTCATATGGCAAACGCCTTAATCAAAGGTGCACCTATTGCCAAACTAAGAGCAGCAAGAGATCAAGAACGGATGAAAAAACGTGAACAAGATTATGGTCGTCCGCAAGCTCCTAAATTTGATTATCTAGACGAAAAATAAAAATATTTCGTACCCCTCTGCCTGATGTAAATAATTACATCATTTAAGAGGACCTTATGGCAACAAGAAAACCCAAAGAAGCAGCAGAAGAAAAATCAGTACCAGTAGAAATGGTACAAGAAATTGCTGCACAAGCAGCAGAGGAACAAGCAGAAAAAGCAGCAGATGCTCCTGCTGAAGCACCCGCTGCAGGACAAGTACAAGTTAATGTAGACTTTCTGCGTACAACCAAAGTGCATATTTCTATGCCTTGCTATGGAGGTATGTTGACTGAATCAACATTTATGAGTTTCATCAAGTGGGCTAACACCGCCCGTCAATTAAACATTGACTGGACATTGGAAACAATGGTCAACGAATCACTAATCAGTCGTGCCCGTAATACACTAACTGCTAAGTTCTTAGACATGCCTGACGCAACACACTTATTCTTTGTTGATGCTGACATTGGTTGGGAACCATGGCATTTGTTGGTATTGTTAAATCGGGATGTAGATGTTATCGGTGGATTGTATCCCATGAAGACTATGCCTATCAAGTGGGTAGTTAACGGATTTGACGGTGCTGAAGAAGGAACAGACGGATTACAAGAAGTATCTAAAGCAGGCACTGGCTTCTTACTAATGAAGAAACATGTATTTGAGAAATTGAAATCTCATCCAGCAGTCAAGCAATACAAGAATGACATTGGATTAGATCCAAAGTATGATCAACACTTGAAAACATATTTTGACACTGCGGTGCGTCAGAATCGTTACTATAGCGAAGATTGGACTTTCTGTGAAAACTGGCGGGATATCGGTGGTAAGATTTGGGTGGATAAGCGTGTTCTATTGCGTCATTCAGGTAGTTATGTGTTCTGTCAGGAAAATCAAGAACATCTAATTAACACAGTTGGACCAATGTTCATGGAAAGACAACAAAGTCTGGGATTGAAACTAGTTGACAAAGACGGCAACGAAGTCAAATCAATTAAAGCAGCATAAGAAGGCCCCGAAAGGGGCTTTTTTTTGATAAATAACTAATGAACCTAAAAGAATTAAACAGTTTTAAACTAAGTGATGCAGTTACATTCCACGACAAACTTAATCCAAAGTTATGGAACGGTACTAAACTACGGTCAGAAGTTAGAGAACAACTTATAAAGATAGCACAAGACTTTTTATCGGAATTAGGGGTACATGATTTAGATGTAAAAGACATCACCATATCAGGCAGTAATGCTGCATTTAGTTACACAAAGCACAGTGATTTAGATTTGCATATATTAGTAGACATGGGCAATTTGCCTATAGATGAAGTATATAAAGAGTTATTCAATGCAAAGAAAACAATTTACAATGATTCCCATGATATAACAATTCATAAAATTCCAGTAGAATTGTATGTACAAGACAGTAGAGAACCTGTAGTAAGTTTAGGTGAATATAGTATAATTAATGACCAGTGGATAAGAATACCCACTAAGCGTAGAAGTGATTTTGACCAAACTGCCACTAAAAGTAAGTATGAAAAGTTATTAGCTGTAATGGAGATTGCCCTCAAATCAAGAAAGTACAGCAGAGTAAAACATATATTAGATACAATCAAAAGATATAGACAAGCAGGGTTAGATAAAGGGGGTGAATTTTCACCTGAGAATTTAGCATTTAAGATGTTGCGTAGCCAGGGATATATTACAAAGTTGTATGATTTAAGAAACAAGTTACATAGTGAGAAGTTATCGTTTGAAACTATGTATCGTAATGTCACAGACGAAGATTATGATCCAAATGGTCCTCCTCCTGGACCAGAGTTTAAACCAACGATGCCCGCAGGTACTGTTAAAGTAGATGTTAGTGATGTATATGATTGGTATAAGTTAGGTCAACATATTAGCAATCTTAAAGGATTAGGAAAGCATGATTTTGGTAAAGGACCACCTAGTACCATACTGGCGTTTGGAAGTGAAGATGAAGAACATAAGTATATTGATGCACTAAAAAAGACTGGATTAACAACAACAGATATTGATCCAGTTGATCCAAAACAACCTAAAGGTATGCCTAGACAGAAAGTTGATCCTACATATAATGTCGGTGAAAATTACACTATGCAATTTGCCAGTGAAAAGACTTCAGCAATAAATCCATACGGTGGGCGTAAAGACAATCAATATCGTGGTGGAATAAGTGAAGCAAGTGGTTACATTCCTTCCGAGTCAGAAAAAAATGATCCACGATTTAAGACCGCACTAACCGTGGATGTGAATCCGTATAGCATTCAGGACAACTCTACGAGACTAGGGTTAGGTAAAATAAAAAGAAGCGGTGTACCAAAAACTGCCCCTACAAACGGAAAAATCTCTTAAGTTTCCATATTATGGTATTTTGATAAATACTCTATAACTTTGGGAAACCAGCATGAGATTTAATCAAATAGTAGAAAATACAACAGCAGGATCGGTTGCCACCGTAGCACAGCCTATGATGACTCAAACCCGCGAAAATACTAATGTTCGTGGACTAAAACCAGTACAACAATTAATAAAGGGCAAATCTAAAAAGAAAGGTCCTTACGCTAATAGCATTGTAGAAAGCAAAGTCACTGAAGATGATCTTTCAGAACAAGACTTAATTGTTGTTCCTGGACAAGGCAGATTAAAAAGAACCGGATTTGTTAAACATGATTTAGATCAAGGTGAACATGAAGGCCACACATTAAAGAACAGTTTACACACTATCGCCCGTGCTGCCAGTGATTTAGACGAGAGATTATCTGTTCAATCTGAATTCCCAGAGTGGGTATCAGAGAAGATTGGCGCAGCAAAAAGCATGATGGTTAGTGTTATGGATTATCTAATCAGCAGCCAAGAGATGCAAGGTGTCGCGGAGGTTAGTGATGCTACTAAAGCAAGTTATTTAGAAAAAGCAAAAGCACAAGTTAAAGGACTTACCCCAGATGCTAAAAAAGGTGAATATAAAGACATTGCTCAACGCATGATTTCACGGAGAGAAAAAGGTATCGATAGAGTAACACCAAAAGATGTGGAGGAAGGCTCCAAGTATCCTTGGTTAGATAATCCCAGAAAGAACCCCAACCCCAAACCAACAGAACCAGAGAAAGGTGTGTCAGAAGGCTCCAAGTATCCTTGGTTAGATAGTCCCAGAAAGAAACCAGAACCAGAGAAAGATGTGGCGGAAGGTTACGATCCCGGTGATAAGATTACTTGGTATCACAGCAATCATTATCCTGAAATTGAAGGCACCATAGTTGGTTGGAAAGACGGGCATCTTATTGTTAAATCAGTTGATCCAAGCCCAAGAAACACCGAAAAGACTGTGGCAAAATATCGTGTTCCTAAAAATAATATTTTAAGTCATACAGAGCAAGGTGTGGCGGAAGGCTTTAATGAATCATTAGATGATTTGAAATCAAAATATCAACATCACACTTACTTGTCAAGAACATATCTAAAGAGAGGTAACAAAGAAAAGGCTCAGCAGCATCACACTAAAGCATATGATATCAATCAACAGATAATGAAGCATCCTGATTACGAATTAAAGTTCATTGACGATCCGCGGACAAATGATGCACTTGCAATGAAACATGATACAAGATTTAATGAGCAAGGTGTGGCGAAAGGCTCGAAAGGATTGAACGAGTTAGCACCACCTGAGCGTAAAGACGGTCAGGGAGATAGATTTTTCTTTCAGGAAGACTTTGAAAGCGACGACGGAAAATACATTATTGAAATTTATGCCGTGGCCGACAGTAACTCCTATGCAGTGTCGTTTCATCGTGGAGATAAACAATATGTAATGTATCCAATTGATGGACTTGATGCCGGTGATCTGTCAGAAGGTGCCGATCGGTATGTACAAGAAATTAAACAAAATGCGGCACACGGAAGTCAAAACGATTTTATAGGATTTTCTAGTATGGATTTGGAAGACTTTATACCTCCGGAGCAAGGTGTGTCAGAAGGCCAGTTAGATGAATTGAATAGAGACACTGTTACTTCTTACTATGACAAAGCGGAGAAAGATCAAGATAAACAATTTACCACTATTGGTAAAGGTATAAGAGACAATGACCCAAAATCTGCAAATAAAGCAGGTCATAAATTTTCAATGAGAAGTGTTGGATTGAATCGTGCAGAAAAACGGTTACAAGATAAAAATATAGCAGAAGGTGCTATGCCAGCATCAGTAATTCGTGTCAAAGAAAAAATTCGCCTGATGACCGATGCTGAAAAGAAAGAATACTTCAAAGGCAAGACCCAAGCGCAATTACAACAAATGGCTAGGAGACATGGCTATGGTGAAAATAGCAAGGTGTACGCCAAGTATGCAACACAAGATGTAGCGGAAGGCTCCAAGTATCCTTGGTTAGATAGTCCCAGAAAGAAACCCAAACCAACAGAACCAGAGAAAGATGTGGCGGAAGGCAGCTCTCCAAGTCCCTATATGTCAGACAAACAAGCTAACGCAGAGATGAAATTATGCCGTAAAGGATACACACCTTCCACCCGCTGGTCCAGATATCCAAATTTCGACAAGGACGAAATTGCTGATATTGGCGCCGGTGGTAAAGAATACAATGTAAAGACTGATGCTGCATGGGATGCTGCTAAGAAAAAAGTTAGTGAAGGTGCCAAAGTAGATCGTATGGTTAGTCATATTGAAAAGAGTGAAGAAAAGGCAGGCAAGTCAAAGAAAGTCGCTAAGAACATTGCTTGGGCAACTGCTAACAAACGCGGCATGTTAGATAACAAGAATAAGAAATAATATGAAACCATCAGATTTTTTAACAGAACTATCTAACGAAAAGTTAGCACAATACAAAACTGCTGCCGCAGCCGATGCCAGTAAAGCAGATAAAGAAAAAGATTTTGCTCGTGGCAACAAGCGTTTTAGTGGCATTGTAAAAGCAACTAATAAACAATTTGCAAATGATGTTAAGAAAGAATCAGTTGGTATACCTTATCCAGGAACATATGAAGAAACAAATGATATGTTCAAAGGTTCCGGACAAAGACGCACTGGTACACTAACAACCGAACAAGGTGTGTCGGAGGACAAGTTAAATGAATTAGATATCTTTGCTCCAGTGACCACTTATGTTAGATTAGCCAATGGCACATACGTTGCAGCCAGTTGGCGCCGCAACCAAAATTTATCTACTGCAAGTAACTCAGCATCATTTATTGACATAAAACCAGTGGCTCCTAATGTTGCTAAACAATTGGGATTAGATCAAAGACTAAATGATCCAGAAAAAAAATACACAGGTGCCGCAACGATTGCATCAGGTGGCCCTATTCAATCAAGCGGTCCACTTGCTGATAGAACTATTAACGTAGTTGATATTAGCGATCCAAAGGCTGCTACAGACCTCGGTGTTCCTGATACACTCTTTGGAAAAATTGCTCAATGGGCGCAACAGCAAGGTCAAAAAGAACAAGGTGTGGCGGAGGAACAACATAGTTGCCCACACTGTAATGGACCAATGTTCAGTGAAATGATAATGAATGAAAAGAAAGATGCTTGCTACTATAAAGTAAAAAGCCGTTATAAAGTATGGCCAAGTGCCTATGCTAGCGGTGCATTAGTCAAATGTCGTAAAAAAGGTGCAAGTAATTGGGGTAATAGTAGTAAGAATGAAAGTTCTATACTAGAAGGCATAAATCAAACGGATGAAAGTTTACATGATTGGTTTAATAAAGAAAAGTGGGTTCGCATGGATACCAAAGGTAATATCAAGGGTCCATGTGCAAGAGAGCCGGGAGAAGGTAAACCAAAATGTTTGCCTCAAAGTAAAGCACACAGTTTAGGTAAAAAGGGTCGTGCAAGTGCAGCAGCAAGAAAACGCAGAGAAGATCCCAATCCAGAGCGTAGTGGTAAAGCCATCAATGTCAACACAAAGAAAACTAAAGGATAATAATGTTATCAGATAACTTAAAAACACTATTGGGCAGTACATTTGTACTGTATACAAAAACTCACGGATTTCACTGGAATATCGAAGGAAGCAATTTCCCGCAATATCATAAATTTTTAAATAAAATGTATGATGAAATCTATGGAACTATTGATACTATTGCCGAATATATCAGAACTTTAGGCAGTTATTCTCCAGGCAGCTTAGGCAGAATGCTTGAATTGAGTATCATTGAAGAACAACATAAAATTCCTCGTGCTGAATTAATGCTTGAAGAACTACTAGTTGATTGTGAAAAAATGATTAAGTTAGTAACTGAATTATTTGACATTGCAACAGAAGAAAAAGCACAGGGAATTGCCAATTATCTAGCTGAACTACAAGACTTATATGCCAAGAAAGCATGGATGATTCGTGCTACACTTAAAAAAGCCCGTGAGTAATGAGAGCAATTGAATTTATTAATGAGACTGCCTCATATCAACCGCCCAAGTTATCAGTTGGTGATAAAATCCTCAAGGGTAAATTTAAGAATAGTCCAGCAGAGATTAAAGGCTTTACTAAAGACAAGCACAATCAACCTGTACTAAAAACTAACAAAGGTGAAGTACAGTTATTCAAGCCTCGCATTAGTAAATTAATGAAGGAAGATGAACCAATCAAAATAAGCAACAACGATGCCGCAAAGGCTTGGATTGAAAAGGTCTATCAAAAGTATCCAACTATCTTTAAAAATAATCATGTAATGATGTGGGGCGAAGGTGACACTCAGCAGCTTGCAATGTTTGAACTAACCCCAAGTTTCAGCAAACGAGGTGCAGTAGAAGTAAAATGGTTTCAAGCATATCCACTACGTCAAGGGGTCGGCTCACGCGCAATGAAAGAATTGCAAGCCATGGCACAAGCAGATGGAATTGCACTAACATTGTTCCCTTGGCAACACGGTCAAGTAAGTCAAAGTAAACTAACAAAGTTCTACAAGGGGCAAGGCTTCGCTCCTATACACAAGGGTAGTAAGAGCATGAAGTGGGATCCAGCAGTCGGCGAAGCAATGGATCAGGGTTCAAGATGGACCGGTGATGAGCCATATAGACAATTAGTTGAACTAGATGATTTAGAAGAAGATTGGAAGAACTGGGTCGCTGGTGGTGCTATGGCATTGGGAGCATTAGGTGCTGCTAATCAATATAATTCTCCGGTAGAACCAGTTAGAACAGCTAAAATATCTAAAATAACTCAACCCGATGCTGCTCCTGAAGTACAAGTTAAAGCAGCAACACCCGTAGTTAAAGCAGCATCTCCCACAGTAGATACACAAGCAGAAAATGTTTTATATCAAACTGCAAAAAAAGAAGGAATGAAGGGATCAGAATTAGCACAATTTTTAGCTCAGACGAAACATGAAACTTGGAATTTTAGTAGGTTACAAGAAAAGCCACAACCAAAGGTAAAAGATTATTTTGCTAAAAAATACGATGTTAAACATTCACCCAGAACTGCTAAGATACTTGGTAATAAACAAGTGGGAGATGGTGCTAGATATCACGGCAGAGGATATATTCAATTGACCGGTCGTGACAACTATCGTATGGCAGGTGACGCCTTGAAGATAAACTTACTCAAACAACCTGAACTTGCAGCAAGGCCTGACATAGCGTTAAAGGTAGCACTGTGGTATTGGAACACAAGAGTTAAACCGGGGATAAATAACTTTGATGATACTGCCGCAGTTACTAAGAAAATTAATTCTTCACTATCAGGATTAGAAGATAGACACGCAAACTTTATAGATTACAAGAAACGCATTAAATCAACATGAAAAAAATAATAATATTATTAGCATTGACAATACTATCTAGTGTTGTATTAGCACAAAAACAAAAAGAAGGTGTAACATATGATGCTGTAATAACTAGGGTTATTGATGGTGATACGGTAGCCTTTCACGCACCGTTCTTACCTGATCCATTAAAGAAAGAATTAAGTATTCGTGTGTTTGGTGTTGATACACCGGAAAAAGGTTTCAGGGCAAAATGTCCTAGTGAGGAGCAACGAGGTCAAGCAGCAACTGCCTTCACTAAACATGCAATTGAAGTAGCAACTAAAAGACAAATTGTTCTCATGGATTGGGACAAGTATGGCGGGCGTGTGTTGGGTGATGTAATATTAAATGGACAAAGTCTTAGACAAATGTTAATTAGTCAAGGTTTTGCCCGAGAATACTATGGTGAAGCTAAAACTAGTTGGTGTAATTAAGGTTTAATATTAACATTAATAGTTCACACTAAATATCAGTATGAACATCACAAAATTAGGTACATTTATCGGTGATTGGAGTAATATCAATGATACTTTACTTCAACAACTAAGCAATCTAATCAAACTTAGAAATTGCAATATTAATTTAGATAGACAAAAGCCAAATCAAGTCTCTACTTTTATTAAAGATAATTTAGAACATTATAATTTGGATCAACCTTTCACTGTTAAAAGAATCTGTATTCATTTAACAGATTGGGTACCAGGGCATTTTTATTGCTTTGATGATGTTAATCATACCAACTGGAAAGCAGGGGAAGTGTATGGAATTGATTGGCATAATACTTCTTATGCTAGTGCAAACGCAGGAAATAGTGACAGAATTATATTACAACTTACTGGAATATCAACAGAAGAATCTAATGAATTCTTGGCCAGATTAAAACGATTTGATAAATATACACTAGAACTTAAAGAAAGTTCTTGGTAAGAACACCCTTAGGGCCGTGTGGCCGGCTGCTGGCCAACGAATAGGAATCGCTACCCATTTAGTTCGTTAAAGTGAGCACCTTTTGATAAATACATAATGCTCACTGAACACATTATTATTGAATCCGCTACAAATGAATTGGCAAAACGCTTGCCGTCATTGCAAAAACATGACTACACAACGATTGACAAATTAATGCGTCAAGTTGCTAGTAGACATAGTATTACTAGCAAAGCACTACATGACCTATTTGTGCGGAAATTCAAACGATCACCGGATAACTGGGTTAAGGGCAAGCTAGATGAAGAAAATGACGAACCAGACTTTTTAGCAGATAACCCAATAATGCAGAAATTCATTCAATTTGCAGCACAAAAACTTAATCTACAATCAGTACCCGAAATTGAATTCAGCTACGATACTGAAGAAGCACAAGAAGGTCATCATACTGGTCGCCATAGTACAAATGATAATAATGTTTGGGTATATGTTGCTAATCGTAATATGGTTGATATTATGCGTACGGTCCTGCATGAACTTACTCATGTCCGTCAAGGTGAATTGGATATGATTAAACCAGGTGATAGTTACCCAGGTAGTCCAATTGAAATGCTAGCTGATATGAGTGCCGGAAAATATATGAAAGTATTTGGCAAAGATCACCCGGAAATCTTTCAATAAAATCATTTCTATGCTATAATGCATAGATGCTTAAACTACTCTTTCCGTTGCCAAAAGAAGTTGTTGTCGCACTAAGCGGCGGGGTTGACTCTGTTGCTATTACAGATTTCCTTTCCCGTAAACATAAAGTAACTTGCGCTTTCTTCCATCATGGAACAGAGAATAGTGAACGGGCATTTGAATTTGTTGCTAAATTCTGCACTGAACGAAATCTTCCACTTATGGTTGGCCTGATTAAGAATGATAAACCTAAAGTACTTAGTACAGAAGAACACTGGCGCAACGAACGCTATGACTTCTTGGACAGCTTTGGTGATTCATTGGGTCCAATTATTACCGGTCATCACTTAGATGACTGCGTAGAAACATATCTTTGGTCATCAATGCATGGCCAGGCAAAAGTTATCCCAGCAAAAAGAAACAATGTAGTACGCCCATTTCTAACAACAACTAAAACCGAATTCACAAATTGGTGTAAACAGAAATCTATTGATTGGTGTCACGATAATAGTAATGATGACACCAAATATATGCGTAACTATGTCAGACAACATATTATACCACACGCATTCCATATTAACCCCGGGCTAAGAACGGTGGTAAAAAAGATTGTAGAAAATCAGCAAAATGTTTGACTTTTCTACACAAAGCCTGTATACTATATTTTTATAAGGAGTTTTTATGTCAGCAAAAATGTTTACAGGTGAGCAAAAAATTAAGTTAACCCAATTGGTGAATGAAGGAATGGTAGTCCTACATGAGATTGATACCCTTCGTGAGGGACTATCCGATACTATTAAGGCTATTGGTGAAGAACTAGAAGTTAAGCCTAGTATACTTAAGAAAGCAATCTCTGTGGCACACAAAGCAAGTCTTGGCCAAACCACTGCTGACCACGAAGAACTTGTGACAATTTTGGAAACTGTGGGAAAAACTTTATAATGTCATATGTGGATGCAATACATTCCAGAGATGAAGATAAAATTTTTGTAGTAGAACGGGATAAGAATGGCAAGCGTCAATACAAAGAATATTCCACAAACTATGTACTGTATTATCCTGATCGTAAGGGCAAGTATCGCAGTATATACGGTGACCCCGTAAATCGTTTCAGCACACGCAAACGACAAGAGTTTGAAAAAGAAAGACGCATCCATTCAGGTAAGAAATTATTTGAAAGTGATGTACCAGTGGTGTTTCGTTGCCTTAGTGAAAACTATCTTAAGGCAGATGTTCCCAATCTGCATACTTGCTTCTTTGACATTGAAACTGATTTTGATCCGATTAAGGGGTTTAGTCCAACAACCGATCCGTTCAATCCAGTAACCGCTATCAGTTGTTATCTAGATTGGCTGGATCAATTGGTTACATTGGTCATTGCTCCCAAGCATATGAGTAAAGAAACAGCACAGGAAATTTGTAATGAGTTTGAAAACTGTTTACTTTTTGCCAATGAGAAGGATATGTTTGATGTTTTCTTTCAACTCATTGAAGATGCTGATGTATTGACTGGTTGGAACTCAGAAGGATATGACATACCTTACATGGTTAATCGGGTTACCCGAGTAATGAGTAAAGATGATACACGCAAGTTTTGTTTGATGGGTCAACTGCCTAAACCACGCACATATGAACGGTTTGGTAAAGAAGAACAAACATACGACTTAGTTGGTCGTATTCATTTGGACTACTTACAACTCTACAAGAAATACAACTATGAATCCCGTCACAGCTACAAGTTAGATGCGATTGGTGAAATGGAAGTAGGAGAAAACAAAACTCAATACGAAGGTACGCTAGATCAATTGTATAACAAAGACTTTAAAAAGTTTATTGAATACAACAGACAAGATACTATGTTGTTGGTGAAGATTCACAACAAACTTAAGTTTTTAGAACTTGCTAATCAATTGGCGCACGAGAACACTGTACTGCTTCCAACAGTCATGGGTTCAGTAGCAATGGTTGAGATGGCAATTTTTAATGAAGCCCACGAACGTGGATTGGTAGTGCCAGACAAAAAACGAAAGATTGAAAATGCAGAAGAAACAACGACAGCAGCAGGTGCCTTCGTTGCTACGCCGAAAAGAGGCATGCACGAATATGTCGGAGCAGTTGACATCAACTCGCTCTATCCCTCGGTTATTCGTGCCCTCAACATGGCAGGAGAAACCATCATCGGTCAAGTCCGACAGACATTAACTGACAAGTATATGGACGACAAAGGCAAGCAACTTGCTAGCGTTAAGAAACGATTCAAAGAGGGTGACGAGGACGTTACTGGTGCTATTCTTTGGGAAAACTTGTTTAGCGTATTAGAATATACTGCTATTATGAATCAAGAACGCGGAACAATACTGACATTAGACTACGAAGATGGCAGGTCAGTAGAGATGAGTGCAGCCGAGATTTGGAAGATGATTTTTGATAGCAATCGCCCATGGATGTTGTCAGCTAATGCTACTATCTTTACTTACGAAAAAGAGGGTGTAGTCCCTGGACTACTTACTCGCTGGTATAGTGAGCGTAAAGAAATGCAAGCTAAAGCTAAATCAGCTTATGGCACTGATCAATATGAATATTTTGATAAGCGTCAGCTTGTTCGTAAAATTTTGTTGAACTCAGCATATGGTGCGTTGTTGAATGAGCATTGCAGATTCTATGATAAGCGCATCGGTCAAAGTGTTACCTTGAGTGGTCGTCAGATTGTTAAGCATATGATGAGTACAATCAATGAAACAATCGCAGGTGAATATTCACATGATGGTCAAGCTATTGTGTATGGAGATACTGACTCATGTTATTTTACTGCATATCCTATTCTCAAAACACAAATAGCAAGTGGTGAACTAGAGTGGAACAAAGAAACTTGTATCGGCTTGTATGATAGTATAGCTGATCAAGCAAATGAATCATTCCCTGCATTCATGGAAAAGGCATTTCATGCCCCAAGAAAGAACGGTGAAATCATCAAAGCTGGTCGTGAATTGATTGGTGATCGTGCTATCTTCATCACAAAGAAACGCTATGCCATCAATATCTTTGATAAAGAAGGCAAGCGTAAAGATATCAATGGTAAGAATGGTGATATCAAAGCGACGGGCCTTGACTTAAAGCGTGCCGATACCCCAAAGTATATACAAGAATTCTTAATGACGGTGCTTACAAAGGTCCTTGCTGGTGAGCAGCGGGACAAAGTTATTGAAATGGTTAAAGAATTCAAAAACAAGTTGTCTGAACAAGATAGCTGGACAAAGGGATCACCAAAGAGTGTTAACAATCTAACTAAACATACTATTGAGTTTGAAAAGTCGGGCAAGTGTGGTGTTGGTCATGCCCGAGCAGCAATTAACTGGAACTATCTACGCAGAGTATACGGGGATAATTACAGTCAAAAGATTATAGATGGTATGAAGATTGTTGTATGTAAACTCAAAGATAATGCATTGGGATTCACTAGTATTGCATATCCGGTTGATGAATTAAGATTACCACAATGGTTCAAAGACTTGCCATTTGATGATTTACTAATGGAATCAACACTAGTAGATGAGAAGATAGACAACTTACTTGGTGTATTGGATTGGGATATCAGAAGTAATACTGATGTTAACTCAACATTTGATGATTTGTTCAGCTTCGGGTAAACTGCTATTGCTTTTAGTAAAATATTCCGTTATAATACGCAACAGGGACATTTAAATATATTATTATGATACAACAAATTGAATTTACTAGAAATAATAGTTTCCCAATAAAATTATTTAAAAAAGAAAAAGCATTAAGTTTTGATATTTGCCATTCACTACGAGAGTTTGCATTAAGCAGTGAATCAGGCTGGCATCGTTCTGTTAATCGTACTCCCAAACATTGGGACATTGAATGCCATACTTGTAGAGTACCTTTAAATTGGAATGACAATAAATTACACGAAATATTGTCTCCTATTTGGGAAGAAGCGTTTAACTATTATGGTTTTCATGTAACTCATGTAGAACAATATGAGATAAAAAGATATAGCGAAGGAGATTACGTCACAGAACATGTTGACCAATATTATGGCACAGCAGGTACTGAACGAAAATTAACAATGCTATTGCAATTAACTGATGGATCAGAATATCAGGGAGGCAATCTTCATGTAATTAGGAATGCGGTAAGTAAAACAATAGGATCATTGACCATTTTACCTGCATTCTATTTACATGAAGTAAAACCAATAACAGCAGGTGAACGATGGTCACTGAATTGTTGGGCATGGGGCCCATATTGGAAGTGAACATATTAAATGCATATTTTATTAAAAACGTGTACAATTTAACATACAAAGGAAACAAAATGAAAGATTTTTTAAAAGACTTAATTGATCATACTCTTGGTCTTGGTACAATTGAACTGATTAAAGTTACAGGTACTGATACTGAAACAGTAATCAATGCGGTAGCAGAAAACAAAAGCGTAATTATTAGTGGTACATTCAAAGATCCGATTGCCGACTTTATTGGTGTATTCGGAATGCCCAACTTGAATAAACTCAAGACAATTATTGGGTTTGATGAATATGACGGAACATCTAAAATTAATGTTGTTCGTACTCAACGTGACGGGGTAGATGTACCTTCTACTATTCACTTTGAAACAAAGAGTGGTGACTTTGTTAATGATTATCGTCTTATGCTTAAAAGTGTAGTTGACGAGAAAGTTAAAAGTGTATCCTTTAAGGGTGCTAAGTGGAATGTTGAATTTGAACCTACAATTGCTGGTATTCAACGACTTAAGAAGCAATCACAAGCAAATAGCGAAGAAGATCATTTTGTATTCAAAACTGATGGAAGTGATTTGAAAGTATACTTTGGTGACGCATCAACACATAGCGGTAACTTTGTATTCAATACTCCAGTTACCGGAACACTAGCTGGTACACATAAGTGGCCCGTTAAAGAATTCTTGAGTATCATGGATTTAGTCGGGGACAAGACAGTTAAGATTAGTGAACAAGGTGCAACGGAAATCACAGTTGATAGTGGTATAGCAATTTATGTTTACTTGTTGCCAGCTAATAAGAAATGATCAAGAGTATCAATTGAAACAAGATAATCTATCAGCGAAGCATAACCCAGATTGGGCATTGTTCTTACCCGCAGTCAGTAGTTTTTATATTGCTGGCTTGGGTAAGCAACGTAAGGGTGAAAACTATTTTGACCAAGCACGTATCCCTGCCAGTTTCAAAGGTGATGTAGAGAAACTAAACTTTCTTAACAGCAAAGAAGGTCTTTACTACTACAAGTGGGGACTATACAGTGCTGGTCACGCTAATTTGGATACTACCAAAGATGATTCAAGTGAATCAATCATCCGTGAACGTGAAGAAGGTACATTCATATTGGGCGATAGTGGTGGCTTTCAGATTTTAAAAGGTCAATGGCCAGCTGATTGGAAGGATCCCAACTGTCCACGGGCTATGGTAAAGCGTAAAGCAGTATTGAATTGGATGGACACATACATGGATTATGGTATGTGTTTAGATATTCCAAGTCAATCATTGACTACATTTGGAATGAAAGATAAGAACGGCAACAGTTTACACGGTATCAGTACTATTGAAGAAGCCATTGCAGCTACACATATTAATAACGAATACTTTATAAATAATCGCTCAGGGAAATGCAAGTTATTAAATGTATTACAGGGTCGCAATCATACTCAATCAGATGATTGGTATGAAGAAATGAAAAAGTATTGCGATACTAACATCTTTCCAGATAATCATTTCAATGGCTGGGCATTCGGTGGACAGAACAAGATTGATATACATTTAATGCTACGTAGATTAGTTGGTATTATCCATGATGGATTGTTAGTTGAAGGTAAGCATGATTTGATTCATTGCTTGGGAACAAGTATCTTGGAATATGCTGTGTTGTTTACTGATATACAGAAGGCAATACGAAAGTATCATAATCCAAAACTACAAATTACATTTGACTGTGCCAGCCCATTCTTTAGTGCTGCTAAAGGATTGGCATATTTCAATACTAATATCCAGCATAATAAAAAATGGTCTTACAGCATGGAAAAGACTGCTGAAAAGAAAAGTTATGCCAATGATAATCGCAAGTATCGTGATGCTGTATTAGCTGATGGTATACATAAATTATTTACAGATAGTCCAGTAACTGATGCATTAGTTATGAAAGATTTATGTTATCGTGGTGTAGGTTTCTTGGGACAGCACGGTAAAGAAACTAAAACAAGTTGGGATACATTAAGTTATACACTGTTACAAAGTCACAATGTTTGGATGCATATGAATGCAGTTCAAGAGGCTAATCGTCAGTATGAACAAGGTGTAGTTCCAAAGATGTTAGTACATAAGTTTGAAGGTGATAGGTTCTTTACTCAATTAGTTGATGAAATCTTTGCAAAGAAAACTAAACAAGAATCACTAGATTTGATTGATTTTCATAATAGTTATTGGAAACAATTCCAATCAGGTAGTCAGGGTATTAGTGGTAAGAAAACTGTTAATGCTATGAGTATGTTTGATGAATTGTTTTCAGTAGATGAAGAACCGTTAGAAGAACTAGAAGATAGTGATGATGCTATCGCATTAGTTTTGGAGTAATATGTATAGCCAACAAATTGCAATAGAAAAAAAGGTTGATAACTTTGACAAAGATTCCCGTAAAGCTATGCAATCACAACATAGTATGATATACTATAACATACAGCGACTTAATAAGTTGCAGTGGGCAAGTATACGTGATACATATGATTACAAAAGGGATAGATAATGGAACAGATGATACAAGCACAAGCAGAAAAGCGGCAGCGCATTAAAGAAAAAGCAATTCGTACAATTTTTGTACGTTTTCAGAAAGAGGGTATTCATTGTTACCCGGCAGCAGCAACAGACCCAGCACTTGCTACAGGTGATGAGTATGATGTTAGCTTTTTAGGAACTTTGCATCGTCACATCTTTCATTTTGAAGTGACTATGGAAGTATTTCACAACGACCGTGATTTGGAATTTATTCAAGTAAAACGCTGGTTAGAAAATCTCTATGCCGGTAATATTCTTGAATTGAACCATAAAAGTTGTGAAATGATTAGTGATGATCTTTATGAGGTTATTGCAACTCGGTATCCAAATCGTAATATCACTATCACAGTCTCAGAGGACAATGAGAATGGTGCTACGATTTTTTATAGTAAAACTCACCCGTATCAATCACTCGCTATTTAAAAGGAATAT